ATTTTTTTTCCAATGTTTCAATATGATGTTCTAAATACCATAACGCCTTTTTAAGGTCCTGTAATTCTTTATCCGAATCTTTCTTACCTGCCCTTGATATATACTTTACCGTATTTCCTAATGAGAATCCTAATTCCCAAGCGTCAATTACTTTGATTGCTTCATAAGGGTTATCTTCTCCTCCGTAATGTTGGGGGTGATTTACTTGTTCCATTTTTGGTGGAGGACACATACAAATTACGTTAGCTCCACATACACATTCTTTTTCCATTTATTTTATTTTTTTTACAGGTACACCCACGTATGTTCCAGATTCCCCTATATGTTTAACCACCGCACCATTCATACCTATCGTAGTTAGAGAATGGATTGATAACTTTTCTTTAATTGTTGAATTATTTCCTAAATATACAAGGTCATAAATTCTAACATTTCCTGATACTACCGATCCTGGCATTGCACTAAAAAAATCTCCAATCACACAATCATGTCCAATATGATTACCTCTATTTAATATTGCGTGTTTACCAATTTTAATATTTGTTGTTAAAATAGAATTTGCCCCAATAAAACTACCTTCACCAATTTCAACATCATCCATTATTAATGCGGTTGGGTGTGCAAATGTGAAAAATCTTACACCCTTAGGTAGTCTTTGGATTGTATCGTACCTATCTCTTGGATCCGCAATAGCAACCATTACCTCATATTTCTCTATATCTAATTCAGATAATGGTAATGTATCATTACTCATATATTGATCATCGACAAACCTAACGAGTTTGATTCCCATTTGAGCCATCACTTCTCTTGCATGACCACCATTACCAATTAGTGCTTTAATCATTGTTTATAAATGTCATATTTAGATAGATCAGGGTATGGTAACTCTAAATCTTGATTATGTCTCTTAGAACCATCCAAATTATAAAACTGACTCATCATAAGTAATCCTCTCGCTGCCAACTCAGGCATCATATAAAAGTTCCACCCTAACATATCAAAATTATCATCATGATATGAACATTCTCTTCTCCCACTAAATCGAGCTCTTTTGAACCACAACATTGCTTGATAATCATCGGTTAAAATTGCACCACCTTTACTCAATTTTAATGTTTTATATGGTCCCGTAAATGAAAGACACATATGTGTTTTTGGGATATACATATCGGCAGTAAACCTCAAGGCAGAATCCCATACATTACTTGGTGATAGTTGGTATGCACCTTTAATCATGTCTCCTTCAACAGGAGTAAAGTTAACCTTTAACCCTGAGTGAATAATCTCACACGGTACGGATGGGTATGTTTTTGAAGGACAGTCTATTTTATCTGTGGTTAAACTTTTCTTTATATTCTTTTCGTAATATAATGCCAAAAATAATGCGTTACTCATATTATCCAACGCAATCGCATATGGTGATCCAGTATAATCACATAGTGATCTTTCAAAATCTTCTGTTATTTTATGTACTCCGTTTGCCATAATAATTTATTTATTATCATTTATGTATTTTAATATTTCTTCCTCACTTTTCCCCTCATTAAACATCCTATAGACATTGCGTGAAAATTCATCCGTAGACATTACTGCGTCGGCATCTAAATAAGTCATAATATCTTTAAGGTGAATAAGGATGTTTTCTTTTTTTAAAAATCTTTTGTTAAAACCCATGTTTAATCTTCTAAAAATTCTTTTTCTTTTTTCTTGTCCTCTTGTTCGATATTGTAATTTCTCGCTTGATTAATTAACATTATTGTTTTTCTCTTAAATAAGGGTAATAATGTTTCTTCAATTGGGAAATCACCTTTACTAATCATTTCTAATACCGGTAATTTTGTTTTGTTTTCAGTTTCAGAAAATGTAGTTATTATCTTTGGCATTGTCAATTTGGTTTTATCATCACAATAAATTAATTTAACACTTGTCTTACTTTCGGGAGATCTTTTAGCTGCTGGAGATACTTCATACTCCCAAACATAATACTTGTTGTCTCTCTTATCTAAATGAAAGAAGAAACCTTTGTTGGATAAAATTTCTTTTTTGTTCTTCCTGTATTTTGTTTCAATACTATCAAAAACTATTGTCCACACAGATTTTGCAATGTTGAAATATTCTAACATTCTTGGTGCGGTGTATTGTAAAATCTTTGTGAATTCTTCGTACTCATCAGTTGACATCTCAGGGACGTTTTTAACTTTAAGATCTTTCACTAAAAGTTCGTCATCAACTGAATTAAATTTTTTATTTGTGTAAATAATTTTCTTATCCCTGATAAGTGTTTGTATGTTTGCTAAATGTAATGATAATTCTATAAACCCAGGATAAAGTTCCATGTTATCTAACTTTTCACCCATACGTTGGAAATATGATAGTAACTTATATTCTTTATGTTCCCTATCAATTGGCTTTTCGAACATCCAATCGGTGCCCATTACAAATTCTATTTTTTTCTTTCTTGCCATTAAACATAAACATAATAATATAATTGTATTCTGTAAAGGTATTAGTCAATTCTCATAACAACAAAAGTTGAATCATTAACTGAGACTGTATCATAATTACCGTCATATCCATTTATTACACTATAATCTGCCTCGTCAACTAAATCACGTAATAAACTTCCTTTATCAACAAAATTATTAAAATCATCACCCATGTCATTTAACCAACTTGCAGGATCATCTTTAATTTCTTGTAACTTATCTTCAACCGCTTCTTCCACCTCGTCATCATTTAAGTCACCATCTGGATCATCTTTTATATCTTGTATTTCAACATCAATGTCTTCTATTTCACTTTCAATTTCATCTGACCTTGATTCGTTATCTGATTCATGTTCACCATCCTCATCATCATCTTCATAATAAACTTCATCAACTTTTTTACCATTTTGGTAAATTTGCCATTTATTTTCAGACCACTCAACAATTAAAATGTTATCCATATAATCGTTAAATTTGAAGTATTTAACACTCTCAACTTCTTCTTCCGTAAGTGGGGATCTGGCACCACATTTAATCAAATAGGTTTCTATTTCAAGGGACCTTTTTTGGTTTTGTAGTCTTTCAATTTCTCTATCTTGACTATTACTAGTTTCTCTACTAATACCATAATTGGTCGGATCATCAGTAACCCATTCACGAATCATATCTTCATAATAGTCCGCAACCTCATCACCATCAATATGATATGATAAAGTATTTTTATCAAAATTACTAAAATCATTTACCATTTCTTCATAATACTGTTCAACAGAATCATCCGCCTCACTTTCAGTCCCAACCGCATAAACATTACCACTGGTATCATCATGTACAGATCTAAATGAATGTAATTCATAATGGGTCCCATGAGGTATTAAATCATAAACATCATTATCGTTTCTCTTAAGACTATCTATATCATCTTGAAGGTCACTACGTTCCATATCCAATTCATCAAGAACATCAGGATCTTCCTCATTATCTATTTTTTCCTCAAGTTCCACCATTAATCTTTCAAATTCTTTTAGGTCCTCACGTTCAGAATCACTTAAATACTCAATATCACCCTGTTGACTCATATATTCAAACACGGCATTTGCCATTAAACCTTCATCGTCAATATCAGGATTATCTAAATTCCATACACCCTCTTCTCGTCTTCCTTCTGCCTCTCGTCTTAACGCTCTTTCTTTTTTTCTCTCAAGTTCTTGATAATATGGTGTATCATAATAATTTAAACTACCACCAACTGTAACACCATCAAAATTTACAATACCTGAGGAACGAACATTTAAATCGCCAGTCACAATTAACTCACCCAAATTAGTTATTTGTTTTAAACCCGCTAAGGGTAAGTTACCCTTAACTCTTATTTTTTTACCTCTGAAATCAGGAAATTTAGGAATGGCTTGTGCCTTATAATTAACAGACTTTAATAGATCCATATATTCTTGTGGGGTAAAATCTTCATATTCGACACTATCATCTTGTTCAAGAATAATACTCTTTATTAATCCAATTAATTCACCCTCATTAATTCTTACAACTTTTTTCATATTACAATAAATATTTAATGGTTTACAAAATATGAGTCCTATCTGATATTTATAATTAAATAAACCTAGTAAAACAAATATTATGGGATGCGGATGTAAAAATAAAGCAAATCAACAACCTGCTCAGGCACCTCAACAAGCTCCTAAACAACCAGCGGCGAATCAATCTACGGTTCAAGAGTCGGTAAAGAAAATTGTTGAGAAGTATTACAACAAAAAGTAATCGGTGATTGGTTAAAAAGTTGAGGTGGGAAATATTTTCCACCTTTTTTTATATTTATAAGGTATGAATGATATTGAAG